CTTGTAAGTGCTTGCGTACACGGGTGCCAGCGGCGCTTACACCTTTGTCGTAGAATTTTTCGAAGTCGCCTTCCATTGCTTCTACTAGTGCTGTGAATTCTGAATATTTTGATGTCATTTACTTCTCCTTGATTAAAGTATTTTAGAATACTTAGTCCTAGTATATACTAGGCGGAAATAAATGTCTAGTTAATTGGCAAACACGTTGCCACTAGCACTTGTAATTTTGGCACCACAAGCGTAAGTGTCTCCGAGTCTGCCAATGTTCTTTCCATTGGCAAACACGTTGCCGCTAAAAGTTGCTAGACCAGGTGCGTGGTTAGCGCAAGAAGATCCATTGTGATGCGATTGAACAGCATCGCCCGAACGGACAACACCAATTCCATTTACAAACACATTTGCGGAACCGGCATCAGTTGCCACAGTGGTTGGAGCAGCGTTACAACGACTGCCTCCTACCGCACCGTGTACAGTATTAACTGAATCTGTTCCGTGATCTCTTGCTATTCCTGGCATACAATTATTTATACTAACTTAATTCCGCTAGTTGATTCTAAAAACTGTTTAGCAAATGCTTGATCAGTTGGTTCTGCAACTGTAACTGTAGTTTTTAACAGTTTGACATCTGCATCTGGACTAACTGTAAACAAGTATGGCATTAGGCCTGGGCCTTGTTGTCCCATACCAATTACCATTGGTTTTGATAGTTTGTAATAGCTATCAGTTTCTTCTGATAGTTTTGCTACCAACTCTTCACCGCTTGTTAGTTTAAGGGTGATTACTTCACCTGCTGATACGCCTTTTGAAATTAACATTGTTATACCTTTTGTAAATGAGTTCTTAATTCTGTAAACCCGCCAATATAATTATCGTCTAAAAATACCTGTGGCACAGTTCTGGCCGTAGGCACTGCCTCTAGTAATTGTTCTTTTGAGTAACCGTTATTGATATTACGTTCTTCGTAATCAATTCCCTTATGCTTTAGTAGTGCCTTTGCTTGATCGCAATAGGGGCACTGATTCTTGCTCCATACAATAGCTTTCATTTTTATTCCTTACAATGATGGTAACGCATCGTAGTCTAGTACATCGCTCATTACGCCAATAACGTAACTAGTCGACTCACTTTCCTGTAATGCTGTTTGTTTTTTACTTGTGTCCGTATGCTTGTTGAACCAAGGGATTGGTGTGCTACGTGGAGCAGGGCTTTGATATTTGATACCAATGTCTTTAAGTGCTCCTACGGCTGTATAGTCTACAAAGTCTTTTAGAATATTAGCATTCAAACCAATAACCGGTCCTTTGATGAACAAATAGTCTGCCCACTCTTTTTCTTCGCGGATTACATCCATATACAACTGATATACTTCTGCTTCACATTCTTGTTTGGCGTTAGCAAAACGCGAGTCCTCTTTAATCACTTGATTGATCAAATAGGCTGTCCAGCCTTTGTGTAGCAATTCATCTTGAAGAATTAAACTGATAATGTTTCCATTACCCATAAAAATTCTGTTCTCTACCATAGCGAGACTTGTAGCAAAACTAACCATAAAGCGGAATGCTTCTAGTGCGTAGCTGGCATTGAGTGCTAGCCAAATTGCTTTGATGTGTTCGTTTTCGCTAACAGCGCCATCCGTTTCTTTCATACAATTGAGTCTATGCAAGTCATCATAGTACTTGCCTACACTACTGGCCATACTGATAATCTCTTGTGTGTCGTGAATAGTGTTGAATACATCCTTAGGCACATTATAGATGTTACGGATTATATGACTGTAGCTCTTACTGTGGATGTTGGTTTCAAAGAACCCCCAGTTGTACATAAGAGCTTCGACTTCTGGTAAGGAACACACTGGAGTAAATACCTGCGTTGGCCCTCTACCTTGAAGACTATCAAGTGCTGTTTGACGTAATAAATTGCTGGTAAAAATATGTTTAATTGCATCGCTTGCATCCTTAAAATCGTTGGCGTCTTTGGTAAGACTAATCTCTTCGGGTTGCCAGAAGAAGCCTCGGGCTGTCGCTTCAAAATCTGCAATCTTCTTGTATTTAACTTCTTCAAATCGTTGAATAGTTACAGGACCTGCTGGATCCAAAAACATCTTGCGACCTAAATAGTCTGTGCGTGTGTTTAAATTATATTGTTGCTTGCTCATATTAATATTTTCCTGATGCAAGTACTATCTTGCAAATATGTTCTAATCTTTCTATGTGCTCATAGGCACGCCACGGGCTTGTATCAATAGCAACAACTCCGTGACCTTTAATGCCTACGATGTCATATTTTATATTGCCTTGTCCATCCAACCCTAATTTGTCAAAACACTGATCAGCAAGTTCTTGACTAATAGGTGGAACATCTGGAACATTAGGTGCTACTCTAGTATAACGATTAAGTTCTGGAAATGCATCGCTAATAGTACTAAGATCGATCCCGGCGTGCATTGCGGCAATACAGTAGGTAGGATGAACGTGTACAACTACACGGACTTCGTCACTGTGCTGGCCCATTGCACGTTGTAGTCCAAAGTGTAAAGGTATCTCTCCGCTGGGCTTTAAGTTAGCACTAATATCAGTGTAGTATTCTTCCTGCCACAACAGTCCGTGGATACTAATCTTTTTAAATTGATCCGGTTGTAGTGTTTGTTTACGAACACCGCTAGGTGTAATGTAAAAATGATCACGGTCGTGATGACGTATACTTACGTTACCATCACGACTGGTAATCCAATTACGCTTGTATGCGTCAACTAGTATGTCACAAATAGTTTCTAACATTATAACTTACAGCTTTCGCAGTCCTCTTGGTCATCAAAGTCGATCGGCTCTAACATTGTAGGAGCTTCTTCGGCCTCCATCTTAGCACCTTGTTTATTGATCAAACTGTAATAGAATGTTTTTAAACCCCAAGCGTGTGCCTGCATTAGATTTTTAGCAATCAATGTTGTTGGCACCTTACGTTCTGGAAAGTGTGCTGGATTATAGAAAGTGTTTGTACTAATTGATTGATCAACATAGGCCGCAAGTACTGCCGCGGTCTTTAAGTAACCGTCACAATCTGTTTGTTCCCACATCAACTGATATTTGTTCTTAAGTTTATGGTACTCAGGAACAACCTGTGTTAAGGATCCTGCTTTTGATTCCTTAACGCTAATCAATTGCATAGGCATTTCAATACCATTAGTACTGTTAATAACAACACTTGAGCTTTCAACTGGAGCAATAGCCATCAATGTGCCGTTACGTACTCCGTATTGTTTCATATTAGTGCGTAGTGTTTCCCAATCAAGCTCCGGAGTAAAGTCTGCCAATTCATTTGCGCCTTTAGCACGTAACTCCCAAGGAAATGTTCCCTGGCCATAGCGTGTCTTATCACTATGTGTACACGCTCCGCGCTCCTTAGCCAGTTCAACTGTAGCTTCAGTAAGGTAAAAGGCCTGATGCTCCATCCAACTCTTAACATCCTGTAAGGCATCTTTGTCGCCATACTTGAGTCCACGTTTGGCGTGCCAATAGGCTAGGTTAGTAACACCAATACCTAGTGGTTGGATTTCATCATTACTCAACTTAGATTGAATGGATAGGAAATCTTGGTAATCAAGTATGTTGCATAGACTACGCTGTAAAATACGGCAAGCACGGCGCATATCTTCTGGATTGCGGAATGCTCCCCAGTTAATCGAGCCGAGTGTGCAAAGAGCAATGCGGCCATCAGCATCATCAAGACGCTTAAAAGGTTTAGTAGGTAATAGGATTTCACAGCATAAATTACTTTGATAAATTGTGTGGTACTCAGGATCAAACGGTCCTTGATTTTGCACATTGTCAATGAACACTAAGTAGATACGGCCTGTATCAGTGCGTTCTTTTAGGATACCACCTTTGAATACTTCTTCTGCGGTCATTACTTTTTTACGCAGATCTGTACGCTTTTCATATGTTACATATAGTTCTTCAAATCGTTCTGTATTCTTATAAAATGCTTCGTACAAATCTGGAACCTCATTTGGATCAAAGAATGTTATGTTTTCTTTGTTTTTAAATCTTCTCCAGAAGAAGGCAGACAGTACCACTCCATAGTCCATATGTCGAACCCGAGTTTCTTCTGTGCCTTGATTATTTTTAAGAACAATAAGGTCATCAAACTGGTGATGCCAAATGGGATAAAATACAGTAGCACTTGCATTACGAATACCTCCTTGACTGCAACTACGAAGGTCACCGAACCATTTCTTTAAGAATGGAATCATACCAGTGTGCATAATTT